GATCGCTGGCAATGTCGCGCAGGTCAAACGGTGCGGCCGCTCCCAACTTGCGGATATTCTCGGCAAGAGGATCAATGGACTCGAACACATCGGAGTAGAACTCACCGAAGAGATCGTGATACTGGGTGAATTCAACGCCGACCACGTTCCAATGTGCGCCGTGCGCTTCAAGATAGAACGCCACAACATCCGAAAGGAGATTGCGAAGAGCATCGGCAAGCGGAATCTCTTCCGTTGCGACTGCTTTGGCGGACTTACCAAACCCAGGAACGGTGAAACCAGTCATATGATCGGCGTAGGCATCGGCTCCGATTTCATTGATGGTGTTTGCAAGTGTGCTAAACGCTGATGCCATTCCACTCTCTCCGCCTATTGTTGCAACTTGGGCAGCATCAACTGCGGTGCTATGAGCGCCACCAATATCATTGTTTTGCAACTGAGTTTCAACTTCATTAAGGCTATTAACGTATTTTGGGAAACCAGTAGCTTCTGGCTTTTCAGCCAACTTATCAATTTCCTTGCGAATGGCCGCGCGCTCTTCGGTTGTACCCTGCAAGCCGTAGCCGCTTGGGTATGCTGGGCTGCTATCGCCGCTACCGGCTGATCCTCCGCCCGAACCGAATCGACCGCGCTCGTCGCGCGGCTGATCATCAGAATACTTCAACACGGCGAGCTTCTCCTCAACGTATTCAACGGGGGCAACTTCGCCGACCGTCTTCACAACGTATGCCGAAGGGTTTGCAGGGTTTGGGGTGAGGCTCAACTCCACAACTGGCCATCGGAGGATCTCGCCCGTCTTGGCGCTGACCTTCACAAGATGTCCCATCGTTGCCGATGAAAGCCCAAGGGCTTCGGAGTCAAGGAGTTCCTTGATCTCGTCAATGTACTCATTGCGAGCGTCAAGTTGCGCGCGAATCCACACGCCGGCATCGTCCACTTTCTTGACTGACCATCGTCCAATAACATTTGTCTTCATAGTTGAATCAAGCCCGTGCTGATAGAGCAGCGGTCGCTGACCATCTGGGATCAGATCCCAAGCAAAGTCCGTCTTAGTGCTAAAAAACTGACCGTGCAGATCCTTGCCGTTGACTGGCCCACCAAAAGGAATGCCAACGCCCTCGACTTGGAGGCTACCGTCATCTAGCGTCGTAAACTTCAAGCTCATCGTGCTACCCCTTCCAAGCCGTTGAATCCCTCTTCTGGGACTCCGGCGCTAATTTGATCAGCGTTATATCGTCGGCGAATGCCGATTTCCAATGCTGTTTTCTGCGCGGGCGAAAGATCTACGCCACAAAGTGCGCGCGTATCAAGCGGTTCGCCTTTCAAGAATGATTTTACCGCGTCGTGCTTATAAAGATCGCGCGGCAACACAACGGCGCTTGCCGCCGTAATAACTGGCTGCGCTTCGCTGGTATCCACCGGCTCTGAAACTGGCGTAGGCTCTACCACTTGCGGTGTTGCACCCTGCGCTGGCTGCTGTGCAACCTGCAATGTCAAGAGCGGCTTATCGCCCCACTCAGTTGGCGCGCCAATTCCAAAGTTAGCCCGAGCCTCATTTGGGGTCACTACCCCAAGGTTAAGCATTGACTGCCAAAGGGTGGTTTGATCCGCTAGGGACGGTCGCAGCGCCTCAATCGCGGAGGTATCAAATCGAATGGTGAGGCGGTCGCCCGTCTTATCAAACTCCGGCGTGAGCCACGAATCAAATACCGATGCCGCCCATGCAAGTTCGCTGGCAAATCGTCGCCAGAAAATCTCTTCCGCATCGCGGATTGATCGATATACCGCCGTCTTCTCGTCATCGCCGAGCAGCGCGAGCGGGATGCCGAATGCTGCGCCGATTGCCATGCGGCTAATCTTGCGCGCGTGCAGGTACTGCGCATCTGCTTCGGAAAGCCCAAGGTTCTGCCACGTCAATCCACCTGGGAGAACTGCCGTCTTGCCGGCGTTGCGTGGCCCGCGAAGGCTGGCAAGCACGCGGCGAATGGCGCTTTGATCCTGCGGGGTGACTTCGGTATCCTTCGGCACAACCCACACGCCGGCTGGGATGCCGTGGTTGCGGATCTGATTGTTTGTATGTTCCGTCGCCATGCGCGATGTGCCGATTTCTTCGCGGATCGCCGACATTGGCGAAAGCCCGCGCGTTGGATCAATGAAGTTTCCTGGCGTGCGGAATGGAATGATGTCTTTCGGTAAATAGGTTGACATCTTCTGCGATGCAAGCGGGCGATACTCGTAGGCATCAATCCAATGCTCGCCGAGCTTTGGCGTTACCACTGATGGATTGAGGAAGTGCAACTCCTGCGGTCGCCCGCCGAGCCGTCCGCGAGTTTTCACCAAATAGGCTTCGCCGTAGATGGAGAGGCTCGCAACAATGGTTGCCTTCAAGTCGCTGCTGCTCATAGAATCTGGGTTTACAAAATCCAATAGATGCTGCAACTCGGCGGCATCTTTATCATTCGTCAGATCCGAAGGGATGAGATCATATCCCTGCTTGACGTAGACGCGCAGCGGGACGCTGCTGGCCGCCAAACTGCGGAGGCGCACCGCGCTATACACAAAGGCTTCATCGGCGGGAGCCTTGCCCCAATCCATCCGCGTGGTGTAGCGGTCGGTTGATTGCTCCAACATGCCAAAGAATGCTTGCCATGTGGCGAGCGAATCCTTGCGACCGGCGTCCACGACATTTCGTGGATCTGCGGGGTTAAAAGGCGGAGTCATTCGTCTAAATCTCCCTTTGTTAATCGGCCGCAGCGCCAACAAAACTCGTCATCATCAAGATACGGCTCTGTGCAAGCGCACTCATTTGATTCTACGCGAGAAAGGCTCCCACGCTCTTTTTCGGTGTTGGTTGTAGGCTCTGGGATACCGCTAGGATCAACGCGATTGCCGCGTCGATCTTGACCGTTGAACTCCCCCTTGGCTTGCGAATTCGCCACCCTGAATCCCCCCTCGGTATGGCAATCGCCGCCAACACATGCTTAGTTAGTACTGTGTTCGCCTCTGGGTCATACGCCAATCGTTTTGTGGTGATCGCTTGATACAGGTCGGTCGTAGCCGGAACCATTCTGGCATCCGTCATATTGACCTGAATCATTGCAAGCCCTTCGGCTTCAAGCATCTGCGCTGATTCTCGGAAGCTCCAAGGGTCATAGCAGAATGCTGGGCCAGGTACGGCGCGCCCATCTACTCGGACGGCCGCCTCTGGGAATCGTCGGCGCAATTCGCGCAAATGTTCTCGGATCTCTTCAATGTCCACACGCCATGCGTCATACAGCGCGGAGTCTTGCGGGTATGGATTCGCCCACACCTTAGATTCTACAACAATGCGATCCCCTTGCTTTTGCGCCAATACCACCGCGCTATTGTCGTAGGTGATACCCACGTCCACGCCAACGGCAACGGGCAACTTCGGATCAAGCTTCACGCCAGGGGTTGCGCACTCTTGCCATGATCCCGAAGGGAGCCATGACTCCTCACCGGCATTAACCCATTGCGCAAGATGCAATCGGCGGAATTCCTCTAATCGACTGCTCGGCTTGTGCCGTTGCTTTCGCAAGTAGTCCACAGTAATCCAAGGCGCTGGGTTGGCCTTACGCCATACCTCATCCGAATCGGGGTCGGCATCATCGGGTGCGCCGTAGTGATAGAGCAGGAATCCATTGGCGGGATCGCGGGCAATGCGGCGGAAGTGAGGATCGGATTCCACCACCTGCTCGGGCGCGGTTTCAATGACGCGCTGGTAGATCTTTCCAAGGATCTGCTCGCGGTCATAGCCGGGCGTTGAGATGACTACTGCAAGCGGCTCATCGCGCGCGCCCGATCCTGACGTGAGCGCCGTATACAACTCGCCGTCATCGCGGTGCGCCCACAACTCATCCACAATGACCATGCTTGGGTTAGAGCCGTGTTGAAGTCGCCCATCGCTTGATACCACCTTGATGAACCCGCCGCCCTGTACGTCAATTTGGGATACCTTGGGCGAGAGAAGCCGCGATAGTTCGGGGTCGGCGGCGATGAAGGCCTTGATTTGGGAGAAGATGATCCGAGCTTGATCCACAGATGCCGCCGCCACAATCGTTTGTGGCTCCTTGCCGGCATCCCGTAGCGTTTGGAATACCGCGAGCGCGGCAATAAGGGTGGACTTGCCTGACTTGCGGGGGAGGAGAAGCACGGCCTCTTGGAAGATCCTCTTTCCCGTCTTCACATCGCGGCTTAATAGTTCGTTAACAAAGTCCCGTTGAAACTGTTCTAGGTTCAGTGGCTTGTTGGCGAACTGTCCAATCGACTGTCGAATGTGCGTATGGCAAAACTCCTCAAAGATTCGCCCATCGGTTAAGAGGGGCGGGCGACCTTTTCTGGCTTTCTTGCCATGAGTTCCGAGATGCTGCTCACTGTCGCTAGGCGCGTCGGCTTGCTCGCTGTGTAGCGGCTTGCTGTCGGCGTCGCCGATAGCCCCATCCTCCCGAGAAGTTGCGTGTACGTCTGGCAAGATTGCCTCGCTATCTGCGCCGCCGGATGTGCGCCAATGCCCTGTGATGTTTTGATTGTAATCCCTTCGACTTCAAGCACCTCTTTGGCGCGTTGCCACGTCCACCACGTTTCAATGGCAAGCTCAATGAGTTGCGGCGCAACCATATCAGTCTTGCCGGCTGCCTCCAACTGGCCGCGAAGCAACTTCTCATGCTCTTTACGCGGATCTTGCGCCTGTTTCTCGCTCATCATCACCTCAGCCAAGGGGGGTCGGGAAAGTACACTTTTCGTGTTTTAGGT